AGTTGAAAAGAACCTTCAAGTTCACTCAGCAATCTCAGCACATTGATTGATGTTGTTTTGAGACCACCGAACTGATACTTTTCTCTACCCATAATGTTCCCGCTCGGTAAAAAGAGCATTGAAACGTCCGCAAAAGACGCATTATGTTCCCGAACGGGAAAGCGGAATATCGGATTCGAACCGACGACATCTAACTTGGAAGGATAGCGTTCTACCACTGAACTAATTCCGCGAGGTGGAGAATAGGAGACTCGAACTCCTGACATCCTGCTTGCAAAGCAGGCGCTCTACCAACTGAGCTAATTCCCCAGGCGGGACTGATGGGACTTGAACCCACGACTTCCTGCGTGACAGGCAGGCGCTCTAACCGACTGAGCTACAACCCCAAGAGGGAGGTTGCCCTCCCCGCAGGTCAGAGTGCTATTGCTTAAACAGCAACGGCAGTCCTCCTAAAGGATACAATTTTATTTGCATCTGTTGTTTGCTTATCCAAGCAGGTTTCAGTTATAACCCATAACACCCTGTCGAAACCATTGCGTCCCCATGAGTGGAGACGAGGAGAATCGAACTCCTGTCCAAGACATCGGTATTATAACCTATTCCTCCGAAGAGGAAAGCCTTCTGTCGGACTTGAACCGACGACCTACGGTTTACAAAACCGTTGCTCTATCCAGCTGAGCTAAGAAGGCAAGGCGACTCAGGAGGGATTCGAACCCCCGACCAACTGCTTAGAAGGCAGATGCTCTATCCTGCTGAGCTACTGAGTCATCAGAGGGAAGACCCTCAAAAATGAGGACCCGCTCCAGACTGCCAAACGTTCTCTGAACCGCCTTGGGGTTGGGGATCCAGTTGAACCGTTGTGTTCCCTTTGGCAGTTGATTTATTGTACATCACCTCGTGGATGTTGTCAACCTCTTTTGATTGAGGTTCTTCAGCAAGTTTTTGATAGAGTTCCTCATTCTTTTGCTTGACATACTCTATCACCTTTTCGGTCTTAGGTGCTTCACCAAACCAAGAATCACTTGGAGTTACCACAGGTGCAGGAACTGTTTGATAAGGTTTCTGAACCACTTTTGGTTCCTGTGGTTCAACTAGAACCTTGACAGGTTTCAAGACAATTGCCTTGACTAATTTTTTTATTTTGCTGATCATTGTTTTGTGTCAACGAAATAATTATAACAGACTGTTGAAGTAACTTTGAAGACGTGCGTGACTCTTTGCAGGCTGTCCATAGTAACTTCCACCGTAAATGGTGGGGAGTGATGCCCACTCTGGTGCGAGTGCTCCCAGGATTCTCTTAGAGAGTCCTTCTGTCTTGAGAAGATACTCCAGATCATTCGCATTGTTTACACGAATTCCTGCTGCCTTCAATCTCTTGATGATCAACCTCACAGCACCTTTGTCCTGACGTTCGGGGGTCATCGGACCACCACCCACGCTGTCCCAGGTGGTGCTGAGGAACTGATAACGACCAGCAGCATCAGAACGATGCCAACCAGAACTCAGCACTTGCCTGGGATGGTTGACGCTTGAAAACTGCCTTCCAGTGAACTGTGTGTTGTATCCTTTGTTCGGATACTTCGAAGTTCCCTCTGCAAATGCAATGGTGTCCAAGAGTGCCATTGTGGCAGGACCAAAGGTTGTCTTCTTTTTATCAGTGTTATCAGTATTGTTATTGGTGTTGTCAGTTTCGATTGTTAGTTTTGCATATGTGGCATCCTTCTTTACTTCAACATGATGGTGACCATGATGAAAAAGAGATGCTGCCAACAAGGGCAAACCAAGCAACAGTTTTTTAAATTTCATAACATTTGTAATGTTGTAATCATCCTAGCATACTATTTGGGAAAGTAGTCCTTGCGGTAATAACGATTCATTATGTTACTGTTGTAGTAACGAGGTGTTCCGTTATCCAATGCCTCTGTGAGCACGTCGTTTTTAAACAACGCTTCAGTTTCGGCAAAGTTAGTTTTCCCTTTCGTTTTGTGGAGGGATAGGATTTCCCTTTTGAAGTTTTCCACACCCAGAAGTTTGATGTCCTCTTTCAATTCATCGGAGGACCCGTAATACTTTTTCCAGTCTGACTCAATTTTTACTTTTCTTTTCTTCCCTCTGGGCTTTCGATGAAACCAGAAAACCTTTCTTCCAATGTAGAGTCGGTCGTTGGTGAGATTGGTAATTTTATAAACAAAACCAAAGTTATCCCCAATATCGTCAGAGGTAAAAGGGACTTCAAGATACAACCAGGGGTTTTCGTAATCACACACTCATCATGTTTCATCTGCGTTATTTAGACCTCCAAGCGTTCCAATCATCTTTATAATCTTCTTCCCATGGATCTGGAAACTCTGTTGAAACACTGATGGTGTCCAATCCTTCAACTTCAGACTTCTCGGTCTTATAAACAGGTTTTGGTGCTTCCTGTGCTGCTTTCCATCGCTCACTAATCTCTCTGATCTGAGCATCAACCTGGTCCATGGTTTGTGAAACCTTAATTCCATAATACCATTCCACAAAACCAGCAAACAAATGCAAAAGAATCGTGTTTAGAGGTGGTTGTCTTTTAGCACACCACCTCTCTATTTTCTGAATGAAAGTTTGTTTGTCTCTACCAATGAGAAACTCAAACTCATAATAAAATCCGTCAGTAAAAAGTTTCTTAGAGTTGGAACCCTGAGAAGGTATCTTTCTTGACATCTTGCTTGAATGATCCGAGAACATAGGATTCGAGTTCCGTTTCCTGTGGTGCAACCTGGAGACCCTTGGAGGAGATCCAGTGTTGTGTCCAGGGAAGTGGGTTGTTCTTTGCTGCAATGTCATAAACTGGCTTGAGACCAATGGCCTTCATTCTACGGTTAGCAATCCATTCAACATATTGCTTGAGAAGAGTGTCATTCAATCCGATCATGCTTCCGTCTTTAAACAAATAGTCTGCCCACTTCTTCTCTTCATTTACTGCCCTGTCAAACATGGCATAAACCCACTCTTCTTCTTCCTGCATGATCTGTTTCATCTCTGGATCATCACCCTCACGCCACTTGTTAAGGATGTTCTGAGTGATTGCCAAATGCTGATTCTCGTCTCTTGCAATCAGGGAGATAATCTTGGCAGATCCTTCCATGAGTTTAAGTTCACCGAAGGCGAAACTACAAGCAAAACTAACGTAAAAGCGAATACCCTCAAGAATGTTAACGTTGGCGACTGCTCTGAACAGTTTTCTCTTGACATCTTTGAGTTCCTCTTGTGCTGCTGGGACACCTTCGAGTTGATGTAACCAACCACTGCCATTCCCGTAGGTCTGGGCACAATTGATGAAGTCATCATAAGATTCAGTGACACTCTGTGCTCGCTCAAGAATTCTTGGATCCTTGATGATCGTGTCAAACACCTCGGATGGATCCGAGTAAATGTTCTTGATGATGTAAGTGTAAGAACGTGAGTGAATCATTTCCATGAATCCCCACACTTCCATACACGCTTCCAGTTCTGGAAGAGAGCAATAAGGAATGAATGCCATTCCAGGTCCACGACCTTGAATGGAATCCAGCATAATCTGATACTTCAGGTTTGAAGTGTAGATGTGCTTTTGTTCTGGACGAAGAGTCAGATAATCTGACCTGTCCTTCTGAAGTGAAACCTCCTCTGGTCTCCAAAAATAACCCAGTTGTTGAGTTGTGAGTTTCTCAAAGACTGGATACTTATAAGAATCATATCTCTGGACACCAAGTGGAGCACCAAAGAACATTGGTTGCTTCTTAGTGTTTACCTCTCTACTGTTAAAAACAGTCATTCCTTTCACATCCACATCATTATTACCACCTACTGGTGAAACCTTAAAATCAAATCGCGCAGGATTCACAGACTTCCTCCTCTGACTCTGATAGTTCTTTTACTAGATCTTCAAGTTTTTGTTTAGTATTCTCTTTTTCTTCATCACTTCCATCATGTTTGGAATCATAAGTGTTGTGATAATAAGAAGTCTTCCATCCATACTTATAGGTGGTAAGGAGATCGTTTGCGATCACGGATGTTGGAACTTCTCTGTCAGGATAATCTTCCAAGTTATAAGACCAGTTACCTGAGATGGCTTGATCAAAGAACTTTTGCATTACAGCAACAACGTTAATGTAACCCTTGTTGCTTCCCATTTCCCAGAGCAGAGTGTAATGATTCTTCAGAGTTGAATACGATGGAACAATCTGCTTAAGAACCCCCTTCTTGGACTTTTTAGCGGACAGGAATGCTCTAGGTGGTTCAATTCCGTTTGTGGCATTTGACACAACGGAACTGCTCTCTGAAGGCATCTGTGCGGACAAAGTGCTGTGTCGGAGTCCTGTCTCCAGGATAGATTTTCTAAGACCCTCCCAATCATGTTGCAGTGGTGTTGTTGTAATCTCGTCTACATCTTTTTTGTAAGTGTCAATGGGAAGAATCCCGTCTGAATATTTAGTTCTGCCAAAGTATTCACAGTGTCCCTTCTCCTTTGCCAATGTGTTGGAAGCCTTAAGGAGATAATACTGGAATGACTCAGCGAGTCCATGAACAGCATCCCATGCTTTCTGTGAGTCATAAGGTGCTTCCAACTTGGCAAGGTAGTGTGCCAGACCAATGAAGCCAACACCCAGAGAGCGACGTGCCTTGGTTGCAATCTCTGCTGCCTTGACTGGATACTCCTGATAATCAATCAGTTCCTCCAAACCCCTCACAGCGAGGTCACAGAGGTCTTCCAGTTCCTCATCAGATCTAATCTTACCAACATTCACTGCAGAGAGGATGCAGAGAGCAATCTCACCCACGGTGTCGTCAATGTGTTGAAGAGGATAAGTGGGCAGAGTGATCTCCTGACACAGATTACTCATCTCAACTTTATCCTTGAAGGATGAATGAGAATTACAGTGGTCGATGTTCATAATGTAAATTCGACCAGTCTCAGATCTCTCCTTCAGGAGATCCAAAATGAGTTCTTGACCTCCGATAGTCTTTCTTGGAACAGACTGATCTTGTTCATAACGAACATACAACTCATCAAATCCAGGAGTACCAAAAGCATCATAGAGACCTGGAACATCATGTGGTGAGAAGAGGCTAACTTCTTCATCCTTAATGAAACGTTCATAGAAAAGTTTCGAAATCTGGATGGAGTAGTCAAGCTTTCTAACACGATTGTCCTCCGTTCCTTTGTTGTTCTTAAGAACCAGAATGTCTTCTATTTCTTGGTGCCAGATTGGGAAGTGGACAGTCGCTGATCCACCTCGGATGCCATTTTGTGTGCAGCAACGGACAGTTGCTTCAAACTTTTTGAGAAATGGGACAACGCCTGTGTGCTGAACTTCTCCACCTCTGATTCGACTGTTGATGCCACGGATGCGACCTGCGTTGATACCGATTCCCGCCCTTTGTGCAACGTACCTGCCAATTGCCATATCAGAGCTAAAGATAGAATCGAGGGTGTCATCAACATCAACAAGAACACAGCTAGCAAACTGTCGAAGTGGAGTTCGCACTCCCGCCATGATAGGTGTGGGAATGTTGAGTTTGTGCTTCGAGATTGCGTCGTAGTATCGCTTGACATAAGAGAGTCTCGTTTCCTTGGGATAATCTCTAAAGATAGTCAGAGCGATCATGATATACATGAACTGGGGAGTTTCATAAACCTTCCCAGTGCTTCTATCCTGTACAAGATATTTATCGACAACCTGGCGTAGTCCAGCATAAGTGAAGAGAAAATCACGCTTGTGATCAAGGAACATCTCGACGTGTTCAATTTCTTCTCTTGAATACTTATCAAAGATCTCACGATCATAATGATCAGCGTATGCTTGTTCTGTGATGTGATCAATGAGTTTTGGAAGAGTCCTGGTTCGACCAAACAACTGCTTCCTCACAGAAAAGAGAAGAAGACGTGCTGCAACAAACTGGTAATTCGGATGATCCAAATCAATCAAGTCAGAAGCAGAACGAATCAGAATCTCTTGAATTTCAGAGGTAGTGATTCCATCATAAAATTGGATTCCAGATTGAATCTCAACTTGACTCGCAGAGACCCCTGCAAGACCCTCACATGCCTCTTGCACCATCAAGTGCATCTTATCGAGGTCTAATGGTTCAATTCTTCCGTCTCTCTTCTTGACCTTTGTTCCGTTACTCATACTCTTTTCCAGGTTGTAAAGTGTAGCTTTGCTTCGAGATTTTGATATGTATTTGATTTTATCAAATCCTTGACATAATGACCAGCAAGGACCATATCATTTATGTCTTTTTCGTGGACGTTTTTCGGCCAGATGACGACTTTGTTTCCTTGTTCAATGTGTCGTTCAATTCGCTTGACAATTTCTTTATTGCGGGGTTCGTTATCGTAAACAAAAACGAGGTTGCTTCCCTCAAGACAACCCACGTCACCGTCACTCCCACACAGAGCCACACAATTGTCAACGAAAGTGCTGTCCAGGGGTCCTTCGACCACATAGACAGGTAAGTCTGCATCGATTCGGTCAAGTCCGTAAATCTTTGGTTGTTCATCATCAATCATTACAGTGATATATTTAATGGGGTTTGACGAAAGTGCTCGTCCCTGAACCCCGATCAGGTTACCATCCTTTCGCATTGGGATGACCACTCTGGGTTCTCCGTAGTCTTCGTTCTCAAATGTCCCTGGTCTGATGGAGTTGGCAAACTTCTTAAAGTTCTCACAGTAATAAAACTCTCCATCAAAGATTGCCCTCCCATGAAGGTAAATCTTGGAGACATTGACATCAAATGCTGATGGCAAATCAATTGTTAATTTCTTTTCGAATTGCGGTTTAGACTCTTTAGCAATGTCAAGAACACTCTCTGGAGTTTCTGTCACAAAGTTCTTACCAGTCTGACCACCTTTGAACTTCTCAAAGATGTATTCCTTATGCAGAACAGGATCCAGTTGCTTCAGGAAACTGTTGAAGGAAATGTTCAGTCCACAGTTGTGACACTTGAAATTAGTGTTGTTCTTGATTCGATACAAATATCCTCGTGCCTTGCTCTTACTCTTCTGTGAGTCACCACAGATCGGGCAGCGGAAATTGTAAAGATGCGCCTTGACTCTCTTAAACTTTGGAAGTCGTGAAGACAACAGATTGATGTACTTTACATCAATAAAATCCATACCAAAGAGACTAACGCCCTTGAATTATAACAGGTTGTGGTGCTGGTGCCAAGAGGTTGTTTAAAATTCCTGTGCGTAAAAGCAAACCAGTAACATTAACAATAATTGTTACAGCAGCAAACCCACCGATTATCTTCCAAACCTTTTGTTCTAGTGCTCGTATTCTTGCAAACAGACTGTCATTATTGCGGTCAATTTTATCACTGAGTTTGTCAACCTTTGCAAATAATACAGTGTCGATTTCTTCTTGCTTTGATATGCGCTCTTCATGGACAGCAAGCATTCTGCTAACTGTTGTATTTACCTCACTTAACTTTTCAATCGCGTGATCAATTTTATACACGATTGGTTTTAGATCTTCGATTTTCTGTTCAAGGATTGCAATTCTAATGTGTTCCTCGTTTGACATCGAAGGGAGTGAAGTAAGGATTGTAATTTAAAGCTTTCTTTCTTGCTTTTCTGTCTTCTCTCTTTTTCTTCCTGTCCATCAAATCTTTGATGGCTTTTTTGACATACTTATTGCGACCATCCAATCTCATATATGGGTCAAATCCAGCAGTAGGACCAGCAGCATTGGAGGACCCACCAAATCCGCCACTTCCCCCAGGAGGATTTGCCACCATGCCTTCCTCTGAGACACTGAATTCATTATACATTGCTGTACGAAATGCATTGATTACTCTATCAATTTTGTCCTTGTCCATTGGTAATCTTCTCCAGTTCCTCTAGGCAGGTTTGATCCAATTCAATGTCGTGAATATAAGTTTTCGGGAACTCTGGTAACTTATTCAGAAAAACAATAAAGGTTTTAGTTACCGACCACAAGTTGCTCTCGATCTTATAAAAAAGCATCGGAGTAGCAGCTTCACCAAAGATGTTATAAAGGATAATAAAATGGTTGATCAACAGGTGAACCCGAAGGTCACCTGTGCTTTTATATCTTTTAAGCAACCTTTTGATATAACGAAAGTGGTTTAGATCTTTTTCAAAATCTTCTTTCGTTACTGCTGCTGGGTTTTCATAATTTTTAATCGCAAAGAGGAGAAAGTTCTCCTCGTTCAATTCGCTAAACAGCATTTACATCATCCTTCAGCAGTAGGATAAGGAATGTTACCTGTGGTAATGCCAGACATTGCAACAAGAACTTCTCTCTTAACTCTCAGGTTGCCGTGGTTGTCAACGTAAGTTGTGATTCCAACCCAACCAGCATCAATCTTCTCATAACCAGCGGGGCCACCAATTGCAGTGTCAGCATCCGAAACACCATAGATGATTTTATCATCAGTGCCAGAAGAAGACTCACTGTAAGTGACATCCTTAACACTCGAAACAGGAAGTTCAGAGATGTAGAAATCAGTTCCATCGATTGCTGCTCCGCTAAGACCTGCGGTAGAACCGATGGTCAGTGATTGTGTTCCTGCAATGCTGACAATAGCAGCATCACCGAAATAAGTTCCACCGCTTCCGCGAACACCAAATCGGATTACGTCGCCAACTTTAGCAGCTCCAGTTTCACCAAAAGTAGTACCAGACCCCGTTACAACACCAGTGCTGTAATCAAGGGACACTGTTCCACCAGAACCAACTGCGTCGTTATTGCCCCAAAGTGCCATGTCTTTGCCCTAGATAAAATTGCTTATGCTAAAAGATATTTATAAAAGCAGGAGATTGAACCCCTGCTTTCAAAATCACCCTTCTTCTCTGTTTTTGATTGCTGCTGCAACAGTTTCCAGCAGTTTATCATCCATGTCAGTCTTGGTCAGTTTAACTGCTTTACCAAGAATAACCAGACAAATATCAATCAGTTTTTCACCAAGTTCCTCATTATCAGGAATCTTAGCGACTGAATCAGAAATGACTTTTGATGCGAGTGGGAGTAGGAATGAAAGCATAATTTGAGCCTCAAATTCACATTTATTTAGATCATCAATCTAAGTTTGACACATATTTCTTTTTCTTGGGATCCCACTTTTTGACCTCGCCCTTACGAAGTCTGGTCTGAGCATTTTTAGTATCGTCCATGTGTTGCTTCCAGGACTTACCAAACTTCATTCGAAGTTTACGTTCTTTGTCAAGTTTGTCGTGTTCTTTATCCTTGTCTTCCTCTTTACTGCCGTAATAACCAGTAAAGGGGTCTTCTCGGAAAAAACTCATCAGTCTCTTGGCGAATCGTACTTTGCTCTTGCTTGTGTTTCTTTCTTCTCTCTCGAAGTCAAACCATACTTCGAAATGCGCTTGTTCGCTGTTCGGATTCTCTGCTGAGTCAGTTCACCCTCGGTTGGTTTTGCTCCAGGAACTTTCTTTGGTTGACGTGAACCAGGGTTCTCCTTACGGAATCTGGCAACAATTCCTTTATACTTATCAGCCTTTTCATATTCAGCGACCTTTTTACCTTGTGCTTCAACTTCTGGTTTTCTTTCTTCACCCAATTTCTCATCACCACGTTCAGCAGTCAGTTTAGCAGCAACTGCCATCTGGCGACGCTTTTTCTTTGACTTGCCTTTGAACTGAGGAGCATCGGACTTATAGAAGTCCTTTACAACATCACCCATGTCTGCTTTCTTTAGATTGAGTTTTTCATCAACCAATTCACCTTCGGGTTCAAAAGAATTCTTGAGAGCAGCCCTAGCAGCACCCTTGAAGTGATCTTTTCTCACACCCACTTTCTCAGCTTGTCTTGCGACACTAGCAGGAACACCGCCAGGAGAGTTGGAAAGTCTAGCAATGCTACTAGCAATCTCTTCTCTACCCTGTCTGATTCTACCTACGTTATCCTTACGTTCTTTAGCCTTTGCCTTATCTCTACCGAGATATCTGTCTACCCTGCGTTGCATTTGGATAGACCTTTCTTCAATCTGCTCGACATCCTCACCAATCTTCTCTTTACGACCAACACCAGCACCACTGTAAGTTCCAGAAACAGCCTTTGGTCTCTTTCTCTCTGACTCATAACCAGACTTAGCAAGACCC